ATTTGCTAAGAAAGTAGCAGAAGAAACTGCTGCAAAGATTGCAATGAAGCAAGCCGAACAAAAAGCTGCGGATGAAGCCGTAGCACAAGAACTTGCTGAAAAAGCTCAAGCTGAAGCTGAAGCAAAAGCTCAACAAGAAGAGCAAGTTAAAAGCGCAGTAGTAACTGCGGTTGAGACGGGCGCAGAAAAGTTGTTGGCTGATGTTGAAGCCAAAATTTCTCAAAAAGACGCTGATATTGGTGAGATCGTAGCCAAGCATCAGAAAGAGCTTGAAGAGAAGAACGAAGAAATCACAAAAATGCGTGAATCTAAGCGCGTTTTCTCAGATCGTTCTGAGGGCGTAGATACTATCTCTAAGTGGGGCCAGCAGTTTATGCACGCACACCTTCTTGGTGTAATGACCGGCAAGGGTCTAGAGAACACTGCTTATGGTCGTGATGTAATTGAGAAAGCTGGCGTAACGTATGCCTCTGCTCAACCTAACATCGCTACGGAAGTATCGGGTCAGATTGAGAAGGAAATTATGCGAGAGCTTCGCCTTGCACGCGCCTTCCGTGAAATTCAAATCAATTCACAAGCACAAGTACTGCCAATTCAGCAAGATACTGGTTTGGCTACCTTTGGTACCGGAGCATCAAATTCTCAACAAAATGGTAACTTGACGACTCGTGGCGGTGCAACTCCTCAGCCTGCGCAGGTAGTGCTTAAAGCTTACCGGTTGATCTCAACCACGTTGATGGATAACCATGTTGATGAGGAAATTCTTATTAACTTGATGCCTATGCTTGTTGAGTCTGTTGCTCGCTCTCATGCTCGTGCAGTAGACGACGCTCTTCTAAATCATATTGCCACCGGCGGCTCTGATGATTTTGATGGCTTGATCAAGATTGCTGGAACCAACACCTTCGATACCTCAGTATCAGCAGCTAACTTGGGCGGAACCGCAGTAGATGCAGCAGACTTCCTATCCGCTCGTAAGCAGATGGGCAAGTACGGCATGATGCCTGATGAGTTGGTATATGTAGTTTCTCAGAATCGTTACTATGACCTGATTGCTGATGCTGGTTTTGCGGACATCACAGATGTAGGTTCAGACGTTGCTACCAAGCTTACTGGTCAAGTAGGTGCGATCTTTGGTACTCCTGTGATCGTGTCTGATAACTTCCCAGCAGAAGCTAATGATGCTGCTGTAGGCCTTGCAGTCAACGTTCGTAACTTTGCTATTCCACGTCTTCGCGGCGTGAATATAGAGCAAGACTACGAAGTAATGAATCAGCGTAACGTTATTGTTGCTACTCAGTCTCTTGGCTTTAATCAGCTAGTGCCCGACACTGCAACTGATAAATCAGTTATCGCTCTTCTTGCAGTAGCTTAAGCTTACTTAAGCTCTATAACCTGGGGCGGTTCGCCGCCCCAAGTTTTTACTAATATACTTATGGCAAATTTAATCACATTAGCGCAGTATAAAGAGGCGGAGGGCATGTCTAATCCTAAGGATGATTTGCGTATTCAAACTCTTATTCCTTCTATAAGTGAATTAGTAAAAACTTATTGTGGTAACTCTTTTATTGATTTCTTTTCTACCAATAAGGTAGAAGAATTTTCTATTAACTGGGGTACTCATGTTGTTCAGCTTACAGAGAGTCCTGTAAATTCAATTGTATCCGTAGAGACAAGAGATTCTGTGACAGAAAGTTACACTACTCTTGCAAGTACGGATTATTATTTAGACTCAGATACAGATAGTGTTTTCTATGTTTTAGGTAGTGGTTACAGAAATTGGCCTAAAGGAGCTGGCTCTGTAAAAGTAACTTATACTGCAGGCTATGCTACTTTGCCTACAGACCTTAAACTTGCAGTAATTGATTTGATTACATATTATTTCAAGAGAGAACACAGAGAAAGAAAAACTCTAGGGGGAGCCTCAATACAAAATTCTCCTACTACTAGCGTGGCAGGCAATATAGGATTTCCGGACCATATAAAAAGAGTTTTGGACTTATACAAGAATTTCTAATGGCAAAAAGAGATCTATATAACTTACTCGTATCTTTAGAAAAAGATTTAAAAAAAGATTCAGCTGAGTATAGACGGTTAGTATCTGATACAAAAGTACATGCTCTAACTGTAGAAAAGAATGACTTAAAAAAACAAATTAAAACACAAATGCTACGCAGAGGAGGTTTTAAAAGCCTCCCAGATAGTATAGAAAAAATTATTGATACTGAAGTCGACGTTATGTTTGACTACTTTAAAAAGGCTCTTCACCCCTCAAACTTTGAGGGTAATAGAAAAACCTACTATACCTCCGACTTTAAGGCTACAAATAGTAAACTTACTGTTATGATAGGTGTAAAAGAGGGGAAGGGCACTAGAAATGTATTTGCATATTTTAGGAGAATTAAACAAAGAGCTCAGAAGTCTCTTGTAAAAAACTTAAACCAGCAAATAAGAAGATTGAATAACAGTAGAACAAATAAGCTAGAAGAAGTAGATCCTAGAGACTTTATAGATATTGGGCACTCAGAAGGCTCAGCTATTTCTAATCAAAGAAAAGCTGCGGTTAAAGATGCTCTGTTTACTTTTTCTTCTAAGAATGACCCGACAGTTAAAAAATACATAAAAGAACTCTCTACTGATATAGAGTTGTCTGCTACTAAAAGATTCGGTAAGGGAAAAGATTATATTGAGATCTCTCTAGAAAGCACTTTTGAGAATAAAAAACATGGTGCTTCTATCTCTAAAGAGGCAGGCGCTATAAACAAAAAACTCTTAGCCCTTACCAATAAGTTAGAATTGACAGAGCTAAAAGGTTCCATGAGTAGTAGAGAGATAAGAGAAGCGGAAATTTTAAATGGTTTTGCTGAAGTATCTAAGTCAAAAAAGGGCAAAGTCAAATCAAATATTAAAAAGAAAAAAGTAGTAAAAAAAGGCTCTAAAGCGAGCACATCTTCTAAAACAAAAGCAACTAAAGGTGCAGCGTTTAAAGATAATGTAAAAGCAGGAGCTATAAAGTTTGGAGGGGATGAAAGTAGAAAGCAATCTAATATAACCTTGTTTGCTTTGCTAAACTCCAAGCTACCAGAAACAGTAGTAAAAAATATGAAGCCCCCGAGACTCGAAAATAGAACGGGGAGATTCGCAAGTAGCGTAAGAGTTACTGATATCTCTAAAACTCGACAAGGTTATATGAGCGTGGGATATACCTACGAGAAGAGCCCTTATCAAGTTTATGAGAGTACCAGCGGCTCCAGATTTAGTGATGTCGAAAGAGATCCTAGAACTTTAATAGATGCGTCTATACGACAGATAGCAGCACAGTTAGTAACTACACGATTGTATACTAGGAGAAATTAATGGCTACGGAACGCGTATACACTTCTAGGCGATCTAATATTGTAGAAGCTTTGACGGCAAAACTAAAAGACATCAATGGCGCAGGTCAATACTTGGTTGATTTAAATAACCAAGTTTTTCCTTTTTTAAAGTTTTGGGACGAGGTAGACGAGTTTCCTGCAGTACATTTAAACGCAGGAAGTGAGACAAGAACTTATCAGGGCGGCGGCTTTAAAGATAGATTTTTAGTAATAACTATTCGTTGTTATGTCAATGAAGAAGGCGCTCAAGAAGCCCTAAATAAATTAATGGAAGATATTGAAACTGTAGTAGAAGAAAACTCTAGGTTAGAGTACTTTGACTCTTTAAATAACATCTTTCAAACTCAACAAATCACAGTAGTTAGTATAGATACTGACGAAGGTGTTTTGGAACCTTTAGGAGTAGGAGAAATACTCATTGAGGTTCAATATTAGAAAATACTGGCACGAACAAATGTTCACGTCCAAGTCTTTTCAAGATGCATAGGAGATTACTATGGCTGACGTATTGTATTTTAGTAGAGATACTAAACTTTATGTTGAAATTGGATCCGACGTATGGGAACTTCCTGTACTTGATGGATTTAGCTTTTCTCAAGATTCTAACTCAACTGAAGTTACTTTGGCTGAAATGGAAAGTAGTGCGGGAGTATCCCGTCGTGGTCGAGCATTTTTTAATGACTCATTAGCCCCAGCTGAATGGTCGTTTTCTACATATGTTCGTCCTTTTAAATCTGCAGGCACTGGTCCAGGAGCAGTAAATACTGTTGCTAATAGTCACCATGCTGTAGAGGAAGTTTTGTGGGCATTGATGGCGGGAGATGCGGCGTATAGCAGCAGTAGTTTTACCGGCTTTACAAGAGATACAACCGATCTTGATATTAGTTTTTCAGATTCAAATAAATCTACATTAGGAACTGCTAACTTATACTTTAAAATGGGCGGAACAACCAATCCTGTGGTATATAAGTTATCTGGCGCAGTTGTAAACGAAGCTACGATTGATTTTGATATCGACGGCTTGGCTACTATTAACTGGTCAGGTTTTGCTAACACAGTTACTCAGGACAGTGCTCCTACTCCGACTTTGACAGAAGATATTACGGCAACAGATAACTTTATTCGTAACCGACTAACTCAGTTAAGTATTACGGCGGCAGATACTACTACATTCCCTGGAGCAAATAGTGACGGTGTATATAACCTTACTTTGACAGGAGGCAGTATTACTATTTCAAATAATATTACCTTTATTACTCCGGAAGAACTTGGTATTGTAAACACTCCAGTAGGTCACGTAACAGGTTCTCGTACTGTGTCTGGTAACTTTACATGTTATCTAAACTTGGACACTGTTGCTAATAATGGTACATCTACTGACTTCTTTAATGACCTAACCTCTTCTGGGGCTTTGGGTAAGATTACAAACGAGTTTGCAACAACGTTTAAGGTGGGTGGAGCCTCCGGCACTCCTCGCCTAGAGTTGTCTATGGATCATTCTCACTTTGAGATTCCTGCGCACAGCATTGATGATGTTATCTCACTTGAAACTAATTTTCAGGCTCTGCCAGATACAATTAGTAGTACAGACGAAGTAGCATTGAAGTATGTAGGTGCATAGTTAAAACCTACCTTACAAAAAGGGGCTTCGGCCCCTTTTTTATTACACCAAGCAAAAATAATTCTTGACATTTCTCCTACCATAGAATATACTATGATCTAAAGTTTGATAATAAAAAGGATTCCCAAATGACCGATTCGCCTATTTCACTAGCCAGTCTTATGACTCCTAGTAAAACAGTTACTATTGATTTTCCAGGATACTCTGGAATGTCTATTGATGTATGTTACCTTGCAAGAGAAGAGCTCATTAAGCTACGTAAAAAGTGTATTTCTACAAAGTTTAATAAGAAGACTCATCAACCTGAGGAAGATTTAGACGAAGATAAGTTCTTAGTAGAATACTGCAAAGCAGTGATTAAAGGATGGAAAGGCTTAAAATATCGTTACCTAGAAGAGCTTCTTTTGGTGGATATATCAGCTCTTGATCCTGATGACTGCCTCCCGTACACACCTGATAATGCAGAGTTGTTGATGAAGAATGCAAACTCTTTTGATACTTGGATTACAGAGACTGTAGGTGACTTGGAAAATTTTACGAGCAACAAGTAGCTGAGATAATAACGCTACTTGAGCGCGCTATAAAGGAGTCAGATTCCTCCTTTGATATTTCTAAGTATCTAACTATATGTGAGCAGTTGGGAGAGGAACCAGACCCTGATAAAATGCCGCTGAGCACTTCTGTATTTCCGGAAGAGGTTCAAGCGGCATTTTTTGTGTTCGATTTAATGCCAGATAGATGGGATGGGATGTCAGGAGTATATTTAGGAAAAGAATGGTCCTCCTTCGAATACATTGTTAGAGTATACGATATGGATAACAGCAAAGATATTTTTTTCTTTGCAAAAATTTATGAAAGCCTTTTAGTGTCCTACCGATCTAAAAAGTCAGAAGAGCAGCGAAAAGCGGAAGAGCGAAAGCAAAAATCCTCCAGCGGTGGACAAAGTTTCACCCATAATGTTAAAGGGTAATGGCCAAGAATAAAATATATATAGATGTAGTAGTTGATGACAAGGGTACTACAGAAAGAGTAGCTGTAAGCGCAAAAAAACTTGGAATAGCCCTAAATGAAGCAGGTAAAGGGGGTCTTACTGCGGATAGGCGTCTTAAGGGAGCTGCTCAGGCATCAGCAAATGGTACCAAAAACTTCTCCAAAATGGCTCAAGGAATATCCGGAGGATTAGTTCCTGCCTACGCTACTTTGGCTGCCCAGGTATTCGCCGTTAGTGCAGCTTTCCAATTCCTGTCCAGTGCTTCCAACTACAAAAATCTTATAGAATCTCAAGAAATTTATGGCGCTGTTACTGGCACAAACTTTGCTGGTATTACTAAATCGTTACAAGCTGCAACCAGTGGACAGTTAAAGTATCAAGAAGCTGCATCAGCAACAGCTATTGGTAGTGCTGCAGGCTTAACAGCGGGTCAACTCGAGGGTCTTGCAAAAGCTGCCCAGAACTCTTCCGTTGCCCTAGGCAGAGACTTAACTGATTCTTTTAATCGTTTAATCCGTGGTACAACAAAAGCAGAACCAGAACTTTTAGACGAACTAGGTATTATTCTTAGACTAACGCCTGCTACAGAACAGTATGCCGCTAGTATAGGGCTTGCTGCTAACGATTTGAATGCCTTTCAAAGAACTCAGGCAGTAACTAATTTTGTGCTTGAAGAAGCCGATAAAAAGTTTGGGCGTCTTGGAGAGATTATGGGGGATGACGCTTTTGTTGTTTCTCAGTTTACAAAATCTTTTGATGACTTGGTGAATGTATTAAAGGTAGGAGTAATCAATACTTTAACTCCTGCTTTAAAATTTTTAACAGAAAATACAAATGCTCTAGTAGCATCTTTGGCTCTTTTTGCAATTCCTATAACAAAAAGCATTCTGCCCTCACTGGATGACTGGGCCGATAGCAGTAAAAAAGCAGCAAGGGCAGCAAACATAGCTTTTATTAAATCTAAAAAAGTTCTGCAGGAACAGAGAGAAGAAGTAGAAAAGCTAAGTGATACTCAAGAAAAAGCGCTGAAAAGAGCCAATAAACTTAGTAAGAAAGCACTAAGTCCTGGTACTGCGGGCGCAAAAAGTGGTAAGGGTGGGATTGATTTCTTGTCCGGTAATACCGACGATAAAAGAGCCGCAGCTTCCGCAAAAAGAATTTTAGACTCTGCAGAAAAAAATATAGATGATACTGGTAAGGTAACAACGGGAAAGCTAAAAGGCTATAATGCAGCACAGGTTGCAGATTTACGAAAGTCTTATAGAATTAGAACCCAAATAGTTGACCAGCAGATGAAAAAGCAGGTAAAAATTCATACGAGAGCCTTTGCACAACTAAAAGTAGGTTATAGAGCGGTAAAAGTTGCTGGAGTTGGTGCTTTTGGGGCTATTCAACGCGCGGGCGTACTTGCAGTAAAGGGGATTGATAAAGCATTTAAGGTTGCCTCTTTTGCAGGAATGGCATTTTTACTTTTTGATTTAGGCAAAGAAGCATATAACTTTTTATTTGGAACAGAGGACGCTGCAAGTAAGCTAAATGAAGAATTAGAAAGAACAAATGATAGATTAAGTGAAACAGCGGAATTTTTGTCAAAAATTAATCAAACTAGAGCGGAAGGTTTGGTTGATTTAACTCAACAAGCAACTCAAACAGGAAGAGCTCTTGCTACAGTTAATATTCCTTTATTTATTGCTGAAGTAAATAAACTACAAAAGCTAGAAGCGGGTAGTGATGAATTTAATAATTTAAAAGAAAGAATCGAAGAAACCGCTTCCGAATTAGAAAAAATAAATCCTGCTTTTAAAGCCCTTTCAATAGAGCTAGAGCAGACAGGGTCAATCAGTGAAAAAAGTGCCCAACAATATAGAAGATTAGATGTAGAGCTTCGAGAATACGGGCAAGCATTAGAGGCACTTAGCCAAGTACAGAAAGACTTTAAGGCGCAGCTATCTTCTGTAATTGGAGCAATTGCAGTATCTCCCTATGATAAGTTATCGCAAAGCGTAACTACGCTAGTCGACACCTCCAACGACGCACTGAAAGGCCTAAAAGCTGAAAGTGCAGTTAGAGAAACTTCGAATGCTGACGCTCTAGCTGCTCTTAGAGAGCAGAAAAAAGCAGCAGACGCAGAGCTTATTGCGGCAGGCAAACGCAATAATTCAAGAAAAAGAGCAGCCCAGAGCGCAGTCAAAGTATTAGAAAAACAAATAGCTACAACAGAGCAAAGAGGGCAGACTGAAGCGGCACAAGATAAAGATACTATTGCCAGGCTTACGACTCAAACTACAGAGGCACAAAACTTTCAAAAAGCTCTGGAAAAGAGAATAGGTACTATAAGAGAGAATGAAAAGGAAATCTTAAAGAATAATAAGGCACTAGCTACGGTAAATAAAACTGATAAATCTTTTGCTAATCAAAGAGTGAGGGCACAGCAAACTACGATTTCTTTTTCTAATACAATTTTAGAGTTAAAAAATAAAGAGTTGGCAGCTGAAGCCGCATTAGAGTCCGCAAAGGAAAGCAGCGGCAAAGAGGGATCACTGGCAGTAGACGAAGCCGACAGAGCTTTAAAAACAGTAAGAGAAAGACTTCTCATTGGAGAAAAGCAATTAAATCAACAACAGTTAGTAGTTGACGAGCAAATAAGAGGAATAGATTTAGCTGAAAAACTAAATAATATAGAGCGTCAGCGATTAAATGTTCTAAATGAGATTACTGCCACTGAGCAAAAAATTCAGCTTATTAAAGCAGGGCTGGGCCAAAGCGCAGGAAAAGGCTCTATTGCCAATGCTAGAGAGGCAAGGGCCGCGCAAGAACTTTTATTGCAGCAAAACATTATTAATTTAAAATTAAAAGAGGAGGCGATTGCTGCAGAGATCCAAAAAGAACGTAAGTTAGGGGAAAAAGCTGATCAAACCAAATTAACCAACCTACTAGGTCAGCAAGATTCAGTTGCTAAGACTTTAGATAATACTCGCCAACAGTTAGATATATCGCAGCGTCTGGAAGAAATAGAGCGTAATAGACTCCTGGGAACAACACAAGATTTGAGAGTACAGTCTCAAATGTTTTCTATGAGCGGAATTCAACAAAAAATAAATGATGAAATACTGAGACAAAAGAATGCTGGAGTAGCTATGGATACTACTCAAATAGCTCTTATTGAGGAGCAGATTAAACAGCAAGAATCTTTAAATGTTTTAATAAATATGCAAGAAAGATTAAGAGACGGTTTAACCCAAGGACTTACTAACGGTTTAGATGGATTGATTCAAGGAACTATGACTGTTAAGCAAGCATTTGCAAATATGGGACTTAGCGTATTAAGAATTATCTCAAGAATTATCTCTGAAATGCTTGTTGCAAGATTATTACTTGCTGCTTTTGGAGGACTAGGAACTTCTGTAGCACCTACTCAAAACCTGGCCGATGCCGCAAGCGCGGGTGTAAGTAAGCAGGTTAGCAACATAAATAGTAATCTATTTACGGGCCGAAATGGTGGTATTGCGAAAGGTTATTCAGAGGGCGGCATAGCAAGAGGAAGAAATGCAGGGTACCCAGCAATTTTACATGGAACTGAAGCGGTTGTTCCTTTGCCTAATGGTAATGCCATCCCTGTAGAAATGACAGGAGGGGGTACCTCTAATAATACTATTGGAATTAATATTAATATTGATAATCAGGGGAATGCAAGTAGCACGCAAAATGAAGCATCCCAACAGAATCAAGCAGCCGCTTTAGGAAAAGTTGTTGCTAGTGTGGTTCAAGAAGAGCTGCATAGGCAAAAACGTCCGGGCGGTATACTTAGTAGATATGGAGCAGCGTAATGGCACTAGGATTTTTAGATTTAGGTAATGCACGAAGAATTCCTGATAGAACAATGGCTAGGACTGTTACTCCTAATGTGCATAGAATTTCTTTTGGAGACGGGTATGAGCAAAGAGCCGTAGCGGGTATTAATAATTTAAGAGAGGAATACTCTGTTTCCTTTAATAATAGACCAAAAGCAGAGATAGACGATATCGCATCCTTTTTTAGTGCAAAAGAGGGGGTCACCGCTTTTAGCTTTACAGTTCCTGACACTAATTCATCGGGATTAGAGACTACGATTAAGGCTGTAGTTGATACATTTAGTGTCTCTTACAATAATAATGATTTTTATTCCTGCACAGCTACGCTTAGAAGAGTTTACGAAGCATGAGTGACCTAATTAAAGATGTTCAGAAACAAGAGATAAACTCGGGATATATACATTTATATGACCTAGAGTATGCTCCGGGGTCTTTTGCACACTTCCATGCAGGAGTGGATGAAAATAGTGATGATATAGAGTTTAGAAATTCGGAGGGAAATATACTCACATACGTAGCCATTCCTATAGAGATGGAGGGTATTGAGGTGTCTTCAGATGGGTCATATGCTAGACCTGAGATATCTGTAGCAAATTTAGGCTCGATATTCTCTAACGAGATAGGTGGGTTAGGTTTTGAAGAGTTAATAGGAAAGAGACTAACTAGAAGAACAACTTTAGAGAAATATTTAGTTGGGGGTACTGGTGACTCTGGGTCAGGAAATGCCCCAGTAGAATTTCCGAAAGCAACTTACATAATAGATAGAATAAAGTCGAAAACAGCTATTGTTGTCACTTTTGAACTAGCAGCCCCCTTTGACCTAGCTGGCATTACGCTTCCTAGAAGGGTAATTATTGGAGGCGCTTGCCCTTTTAAATATAGAGGCGCTTCTTCCGCTGTTCAAACGCAAGACAAGATAGGAGGCTGTACCTGGGATCAAAAATTAATTGCTACAGATGTAGACAAAATTTTTATGAATAAATTTGATGAGTATATTGTACCTGCCTCTATATTTAGCGGTATGTCTGTATTCTCTGGTACCTCGACTGAGGGAGCTTACTACATTACTAATGAAACTCAAGTACAAGTAACAAAAACATCTTCTAGTAATCAAACTGTTACGGCGTATTGGCAAGCACTTTCAGCCACTTCTACTTCTCCTAATGATGCAAGTGCTAGTTGGAGACGAGTACGAGTATACTCTAACTATTCATCATCAACTACTTATTATTCGTACAAGGATAGTAGATATAGTAACTATATTTTATCTTCAGGAAAACTTTGGCAAGTCAATAAGTTCACACAAACTGGGGGCAGCCATGATACTATTAAAGAAGGTATATATTGGACAGAAGGTGATATATGTGGAAAGAAAATAAAGTCCTGCTCTCTTAGATTCAACGCACGAGAGCATAGTAGTGTAACTGGGGGAATAGACACTACTGAAGCAAACATAGCATTACCTTTTGGAGGATTTCCAGGTGCCAGACAACGTAGATAAAGAAATAGTACAAGATTTATTTAATGACTACCCAAATGAGGGTTGTGGATTATTACTGAATAAAAGAGGTAAGCTAGTCTGGAGGCACTGTGAGAATATTGCGGAAAATCCTAAAGAAGATTTTGTAATTTCTCCAAAGGATTACGCAAAAGCAGCTTTACTAGGAGATGTGCAAGCTATAGTACATAGTCATCCCGACGCTTCTTGTGAGCCTAGCGAATCTGATATAAAAGCCAGTGGCTTTTTGGAGATACCTTATATTATATACTCTTTACCTGATGTAGATAAATTTGTATACACACCGCCCAAGATAAGACATCCCTTGTTAGGAAGAGACTATTTATTTGGAAAGTATGATTGCTACTCTCTAGTTAGGGACTATTATAGCGAAACGTATAATATTGAGTTGCCAAAAACTGTATTTGAAGACGACTGGTGGGAAAAAGGTTTTAATTATTTTGATGACTTATTTGAGTCGTACGGATTTACAGAAGTGGATTCTCCTAAGATAGGAGACGCGCTAATTTTTAAAGTATTTTCAAATGTACCCAACCATTGTGGAGTATATATAGGAGAAGATATGTTTTTACACCATGCTGTTAATAGGCTTTCTTGCAGAGAGTCTTTACACTCAGGATGGGGTATACATTTACATAGGATAGTAAGATGCAATCAGTTTATTTAGTTGGAGGAATAGAAAAATTTGGTCCACATTGGGAGGCCGAGTGCTCTAATATTAGAGATATTTTTAAACTAATAGAGTGTCAGACTCCTGGATTTAGAAAATACTTAGTGGATGCAGCAGAAGCAGGAGTTGGGTTTGAAATACAAAGAGGCGAGGAGTTTTTAGAGGAGCCAGATGAGTTATTTTTATCTTTAAATAATGAGGATATAATTATTACTGAAGTTCCTGCAGGATCTAAAAGTGCAGGATCTAAGATTTTAGCAGCACTAGCGATAATAACGGTTATTCTTCTACCGGGGGGGCCATCTCTGGCTGGATCTATGAAATCAATTGCTGCGGGTACAGCACAATTTGGCGCCTATGCTACGGTGTCGGCAGCCATGCTTGCAGTTAACTTAGCAATCGCTGGGATAACCCAACTACTAGCTCCGGGACCTCAAACAGACGAAGGCACAGATCCTTCTTATTTATTTAATGGTCCACAAAATACGATAGCCCAAGGCCTCCCCGTTCCGGTAGCGTATGGAGAGCTTATAGTAGGAGGCATGCCTATAAGTGTATCCTACACAGGAGCTTCGGAGTATTCGAAAAATATTGACACAGGGTCTCAATGGACATTTATAGACGGGGGTCTTTAATTATGCCAGCAATATATGAAAATCAACACGCTAGTATTGTAGACTTAATTGCTTGTGGTGAAATAGGAGGCCTAGTTAATGGGCAAGCTAGTGTATATCTAAATGGCACTGCTCTTCTTGAGGATGCAAACAGCAATATCACAGGCAGGTCTTCTACTGCAAATATTTCTGGTACTTCCGTTACGGGCGCGGGAAGCTTCTTTGCAAATATA